TCTGGCATGAGGGCTATCACAGTAAAGCCTCACGAGCTATTAGACGACGGAGTCGCTCTATCTCAGGTAGTATCTGAAGAGTGTATGCAATCTGGACTGTTAGCTCCATCTGATATTAATACATCTGCTCTCTCTTCTGTTGTTAGAGGGTACAGGATTGGCAGTCTAGGAGCTATTAGGGCTGCTATTGAACCATTGCAGGCGGCGTGGCCCTTTGATGTAGTGCAGCGTGGCTATGCTATTCACTTCATATCCAGAGGCGGGGCATCGGTAGCAGATATACCAGATGTTGATTTAGGGGCACAGACTGTTGGTAATGTGCGATCTGCATCGGACACTCCAATAAAACTATCCATAAGCAGAGAGATAGACTCTCAGCTACCTAGACGTGTAAGGATAAAGTATATTGATAGAGTACGAGAATATGACTTTAGTGAGCAATATGCTGAAAGACTTTCGACAGATGCTGTTAATTTACTTTCACTAGACTTAACAATTGTAATGACAGCTACAGAGGCTGCGCAAAAAGCAGATGTGTTACTGTACCTTTACTGGATGGAGAGGTATGATGCGTCCTTTACCCTGCCTCCGACTTATCTACATTTAGAACCTTCAGATGTAGTGACTGTAGAAACGCCGGAGGCTAATATAAAACTAAGGCTGACTTCTGTCAATTACACTTCAGATGATCTTGTTGAGTGTAAAGCCAAGTACGCTGACTCGGCTATTTATACCTCCACTGCTGTGGGTGAAGAACCAACAACTACTGGTGGTACTGTGATACAACCGACTACATGGTCAGCGTACGTTTTACTGGACATACCAACTATACTAAGTTCGCAACCCACTTATAGTTTTGGTGTTGCAATGTACGGAGGCAATAGTGGGTGGGGTGGTGGTGTATTGATGCAATCAAAGGATGACGGTACATCGTGGGCAAGTGTTGCGGAATCTGCAGCACCTGGGGCTATTACAGGGATATGCAGCAATAGTATAGGGGTTGTTGAATCTCGTTTAATTGATAACTCTAGCATTCTAAATGTAACTCTGAGAACTGGAGAACTGTTCAGCGTAACTGAATTAGCCATGCTGAATGGCGATAACTATTTTGCTTACGGGGCAGACGGTCGGTGGGAGATCATTGCTGCAAAGACGTGCACATTGGTTAGTGGAAAGTCATACACTCTTCAGGATATGCTGCGCGGTAGGTTCGGAACTGAGTGGGCAATGGGTACTCACTCTGCTGGGGATGTTGTGGTATTATTGGACACGAACGACGTTGAAACAATACTTAGTGAGTCCAGTCAAATAGGACTCCCGTACCTGTATCGTGGAGTTACCTTAAACCGAGACATTGATAGCGACACCAACAGAACCTTTACTTATCGCGGCATCAACCTGAAGCCTCTATCTCCTGTTTATGTTACTGGAGTCGGTAGCTTAGTTACCAATGACTGGACATTAAGCTGGATTCGCAGAACTAGAATTGGTGGAGAATGGAGAGACGGAGTAGATGCGGACTTAGGAGAAAGTCTGGAGAAGTATGAAGTAGACATCTTCTCTAATTCTTCATACACTACCGTTAAAAGGACCCTGACCGTTTATTCGCAGACGGCCACCTATACTAGCGCACAACAGGTCACGGACTTTGGTGCGAATCAGACCAGTCTATATTTCAAAGTGTACCAAATATCCAGTGTGGTCGGTAGGGGTGTGGGGGCTTCTGCTTCTGCCGTTATCTAGATATACAGCCAATTTCACCCCGTTCGCTGGTATGTACCCGACCTATTAAACAATACATTTAAGGAAAGCAAATGAGCGGCAGCACAACCAATCTTGATCTTATCTCACAATCTCAATCGTCTAAAGAGATTACCGCAAACGCTATGTTTGACGCGGCTTCTCCAGCTATGTTTGGAGGCCGCAGAGCATCCGCTTGTACTGGTTTAACATGGGGTTATTATGGGGGCGATTACCTTGCTGGAAGCGGACTTAGAATAAGCGTTGCCAATGGCACATTGACCCTTTCCGCTAATAGCACCAATACCATTTATGTTACTAGGTCAGGAACTATAACATACAGAACTTCAGCTACTGCAGCATCTAATGAAATAGATGTTCTATATACAGTATATACTGGCCCCAGTACAGTTACAAGCTATTTGGACCATAGAAACAGCTTCTTCAGATCATGGGCGTCACCACAAGACTCCTTTAGCGTGGCCTCCGGTGATTTTACTCTTTTGGCTGGAAGTTTCATGAGGTCAAAGTATTTAACGATCACAGGCGCGTTAACTGTGAACAGAAATGTAATCGTTCCAAATTACTGGGATAGTATGATATTTAACAACACCAGTGGTGCCTATACAGTGACTGTCAAAACATCTGGGGGAACAGGCGTGGAGGTGGGCCAGGGCAAACGCTGCATTCTGTTGGCAGATGGTACTAATGTAGTTCGTATTACGGAGGACGTATGAATATAGATACTTTGAAAGTTGAACTAAGCAGAGACGAGGGCGTTAGACTTACTGCATATCGCTGTACTGCTGGTAAGCTAACTATTGGTGTAGGTAGAAATCTAGACGACAATCCATTGACAAAAGAAGAAATCGCTCATGTTGGACACAATGCTAGAACTAAACCTATATCAAATGGCGCCGCTGTTTATCTACTCGGCAATGACATTAAGAAAGTCATTGCCGACTTAGACAAATCAATTCCGTGGTGGTCTAAGCTAGATGACGCTAGGGCAAGGGTCCTTGTCAATATGTGCTTCAATCTTGGCATTAGGGGCCTGCTTGCGTTTAAGACCACTCTAGGGTACATAAAGGCTGGTAAGTATGATGAGGCGGCGTCGGCCATGATGCAGAGTAAGTGGGCTACTCAAGTAAAGGGCAGGGCTGTAAGACTGTCTCTAATGATGAAAAACGGCACAGCATGAGCTATTTTCTTAGTGACCTGAATGTCGACTTTTATCAAGTTGGCAAACGGCGTAGGCTGCTCTCCGATCTTTGTTACGCCTCCACACTTCTAAACAGGGTTGTCACAGTTCCAGCCGGGTTTGAAACCGACTTTGCCAGTGTTCCTCGCCTCCCCTTTGCTTTTCTGCTGGCTGGTGATTGCGGGCACTATGCAGCAACGGTTCATGATTGGTTGTACTCCAGCAAGGAAGTGTCTAGGTTCATCGCTGACGCAGTGTTGTTGGAAGCCCTTGAAGTCACCGATGTTCAGTGGTGGAGACGTTATCCCATGTGGGTGGCTGTCAGACTGTTCGGATGGGCCGCATGGTGGGATAAATAAAGATTTATATCAACCAGTTGCAAACGGGCTGTGGGCAAAAGTCGCAAACTTTGTGGCCCACAGCCCGTTCTGTCGAACGTAGCGCGCCTACGGCAGGTTGAAAATCTCTGACTCTATGTGGAATCGGTGCGAAATCCACCCGGAGAAGTTTGCGTACCTCCATTCATCAGGCGCACACTGCGCTTGATGCTCTAGTGGGGACATGTGCGGTGGATTGGCATCTACTAATCTGTTGTAGAGTATAATATCCTCTCCCTTAGTGGACAATTTGCCTCCGTGATTCATGTAAGACACACGACAACACCTAGCCACAGAGATTTTGATCTGATACTCAATAGGGACCGTAGTTCTGTCCGTAGCACTCACATAAGGCAGATGCCACTCCCCAACCTGCAGGCTTCTGGGTGTGCTGCTTATCTGAGCACTGCGCATTGCGTGCGCTAGTTCCTGAATCTCTGGTTGAGCGTCAGGATGGCAGCGTAGATTATAGAAGTTGTCCCAATCAGTAGAAGTGACCACGACATGTATATGTTGCCACGGCTCCAGTAGTCTGTTAGCCACCTGTTTATGCAGACCAAGTTTTGACATAAGCCACACCGGCACACAAACAGCCCTACCCGTCCATTTCCATAGTGAAGCTGATATATGCTTCCTAATGCTGGACAACTCTGCACGAGCCTGCATCCCTGCTTGATTTGCTCCCCAATGAATAGGTGTCGCCGGGTGGTTCCATACTTCACTCAACATACGTTTTACTGGAATAGCACGACTAGAACTAGCACCACGACTAAATGTTCTGTGCGTCATAAATTCAGCATGAATAAACCTTGGATACACCAGCGCCATCGTTGTAATGCGAATTCCAAGTGGGCTTATTGAGTCTGCAATTATGTCGGCTGATATAGTCACAGCACAACCTCCAATTTAACTCCAACTTCATTAAACATCGCCAATGACTCCGTATAAGAGTCGTACCACCGTTGTATAAACTCTGCGTCAGGCTGAGGAAACACCACCCGAACGATACCACTTTGAATCAGACGTGCCGCGCAGTTGCTACAGGGCGCGTGCGTCACGAAGGCCGCACATCCGTCCAGAGCCTCTTTAGCTGACAGGATGGCGTTGTCTTCTGCGTGCAGTGTTCTCAACAACTTCTGCGCCCTGTCTCTAAACTCATCATTGACTCCGGCTGCTGGGCCGTTGTACCCCATGCTCACGACCTTGTTCTTACCTTTGGTAATAACACAGCCCACTTGTGTAGATGGGTCTTTTGACCATGTAGCAATATGTTGAGCCAGGCCAAGGAGTCTTTTATCCCACTTGTCTAATGGCATCGCGGAGCCTCTGTTTCGTCGTCGTCAATGACGCCTAGCATTTCCAGAGTGTCACCTAATTGCTCAAATAGCAGTATTGCCCTGTACAGGGTTAATACACATTGAGCATTTCCAATAGAAACTTTAATGTACTGTTCCCCGTCGTTGTCCTTTAGTACACAAAGTCTAACTCCAGGAAGTTCGTCTTTATCCATACCAAAACCCTTTCACAGTTGAATCAAATTATCAGCAACACTTTCGCTGACTTCTTCATGGGACACCAGCAATGTCTGTTGGAACCCCACACTCTTTAAGAACCCAAGCAGAGCTTCAGTTCGACCGTCGTCCATACT